TAGTGGGACTTTCTCATCTGCCCACACCATGTGAGCCTTAATTCCTTCTATGATCTGGTCGTTCTGGGAATACTGCTGATAATTGTAAAAATTGATCGAACCACCACGATAGTGCCCCGGATGCGGTGGCAAAATGCAGACTGAATCGGTGAAGCCGTTTTTCTGGCTGTACTGGAGGGAGTGATGGATGCCCTTCTTCGTCTGAATCGCCTTGATCGTGTTCGGCAACGACTCGTAAACAAACCGCTGCTGGTCATCGATGCTCCGCTTTTCGGATACATGAAAACAGTACACCTCGGCCTCTGGAATCGTGGCTGCGGCCCAGACGGTCATGCGGGCACCGAGGGTGGTTTTGCCGCTCTGGTTTCCGCCCAAAACTACGTGGAAGTTGGCGCGACGCCAATTCGCCATCACCTTCGGCCAAATCGGAAGCGTCCACCCAGCTCCCACCGGATTCTCCTCATTCCGGCGCTCGACATACTTCCGTGCGTCGCGATACCGCTGAAGCTGCTCCACGGTCATTTGACGCAGGCGCTCCTCGGATAGCACGGGGGTCCATGGGATGCCGAAATCGGGCTGAAACTGGTCGGCGAACTGAATTTGTTTGGCCATGCGTTAAGGCACAACCCCCTCATTCGCCACCGTGGCCATAAGCTGCGAATCCAGTTGCAGCGCGTAGGCGAGCCCCTGCCAGTACTCGGGCGTCTCTACCATGGGGCGCACGCCCTTTTGGAGCAGTTGCGCGCTCATGTAGTGACCGTCCGACATGCCGGCAAAGTACGCGCCAGCCGTGGGCCACGACGAGAACATATCGCGCCAGTTGGCCGCACGGTCACTGCGATACAGAAACTCATTCGTGGCCTGCTGCACGAGGTTGTCCGACAAAGCGCCAAGCCCGAAGGTCAGCGCAAGAACCGCAACGATGGCGGCGGGTTTTAGTTTGTTGTTCATGGGGAAATTTGAATTTCGTGCTTGCGTTGTGCCCCACAATGCCCCAACAAGTCAAGCACAATGGCGCGACAAAAAGAAAAAATGCAGGTACGCATCGATTCGGACCTGCGCCCGCTTGTGAGGCAGCACGCGAAGGAACAGTCTCGGTCGATTCCGGCCGAGGTGAATTTCAGGTTGAGGAAGGCGTATGAGGAGCCGTACTCACAGGCCGGTACGCAGGACGCGATCAACAAACTCAAACGCTCCATCGGCACATCACTGCTATGACCACAGAACCAGAAAAGAAAACGCTCACCGAGGACGTTGGCGGCATGTTTGGGTTTCGGGTAGTGTGGGAGTATTTGCCTCACTGGTGCGATTTCAAAGTTTATGCACTTGCGTCCCACGACGACGATGGTCCGGTGTTTCGGCGCAAGGACCAGCCGGACTCGATGGATTTGGTGCCGTCTGTAGCGGATGCCGAGATTTACGCCGAAGGCTACATCAAATGGGATGGCTGCTCCCACGTTGAGCGCCACGAGTGCCATCTTTGCGGAGCCAACTCATTCAAAATGGAAATGGCTCTCCTGAAATACCTCTACTGCCGCGCCATGGCCCTCATGAACTCCACCGAAGACCCATGGACCGCCGACGACAAGAAACTGCCGGAGATGAAAGCATGAAAGTCCTCCTCGCCACTCCCCTCAGCGCATCCGGCGCAGATTCCAACTATATCCGCACGCTCTGCGGAATGCTGACGGCAAAACTACCCGGCGTCCATCTGGATTACATGGTTTCCGACACAGGCTGCATTTCTTTCGCCCGAAATGACATCGCATTCGAGGCTGAACGCGGCGGCTTCGATAAAGTCGTCATGGCCGACGATGACAATCTCTACACGCCCGAAAACTTCCTGCGCATCATTTCGCACGACGTTGACGTGGTGGCTGGTCCGTACTGCAAGCGCCGGCCGGGAAAGCCGAACTACCTTTTCGTGCCGCTGAAAGGCGCAACGGTGCAGGCAAATGGCATGCTCGAATGCGTGCGCGTGGCCACGGGGCTCATATCTATCAAGGTTTCCGCGCTCACGAAAATGCGGGCCGCGTTTCCTGAGCTGGAGTTTCTGGCGCAGGATAAGCCGGATGAGGCGGTGGTCACGCGTTGCAACTGGTTTCCAATGGGCGTTACTGGGCCGAGGACGGCGGAGGCGAGATTGGATGCTGTGCGTGATATTTTACTGCGCAGCAAAACACAAAGCATCGTAGACTATCCGGACTCAGACATGATTGCGGACATACAGTTGGCCATTTCTGAGGCACACCCCGCAGGCACCCTAAAAGGCGAGGACTACTACTTTTCTGACCTCGTTCGCCGCGCCGGCATGAAAATCTACATCGACCTTGGCCTGCCCGTGATTCCGCACGTCGGCCACGTCGCCTACCCCATCACCCCAGAAATGGTCGGATTCACCCCCGGCGCTCCGATGGTGCTGCCTATGGCGGAGGAGGGGTAATATGATCCACGAAAACTCAACGCTTGGTGAAATCATCAAGCACTACGAGGATGTGGTGCAAAAGTTGCGCACTGAATGCTCGCTCACGTACTCACGGCTGCTGCAAGAGCGGCAAGAGAACGATTCACGCACCGTAGTCGTGCAAGAGGCGATGACACGCCTGATGCTCGAAAACCAAAGGCTGCTTGAGCGGCTGAATGGGAGCAATCAACTAGCACAAGCCCCGGCTGCTGCACCAGAACAACCAAAGCGCCCATGGTGGCGCATAATTTAACATGCCACCCACCAAACCCGAACGCACACCCGAAGTCATGGCGCAGCTCAAACTTGAGCAGCAGACGAACCACGTAAACTTGCTCGTGGGCTGGGGCGAGATTGAGAAGGCGAAGAAGTATTGGATTTCAAAGCGTGGCGACACGTTGCCGTTTCCAAAGTCGCTCCAGGATGCGATTACGCCGGCCCCAGCGGAAATGATCACTGTGGACGAAGCACCGACACCGGAAGAACCCGCAGCGCCCGATACGTCGCCCTCCGGCTGGCCCCTGCGCACCACCGGCGAAATCATCCGCAAGTGCGTCAACAAACGCCTCGTGGTCATCCGCCTCGCCAACAACCGCATCGCCTCCATGTGGAATACCGGCGTGCGCCCTTGGAAAGTCGGCGCTCGCGTGTCGGTTAAACTCGAAAAAATGGAGGGCGATCCGATTTATCGGGTTTGCTGAACGAAAGATTATGAGTACCGAACCGCAGCAGTGGGCTTTTGCTAACCACCCCGACTCAGAGCACTGGAATGGGCCGCACGCAACCAAGGACGAGGCAATACTGGAAGCACTCGCGTACTGGGGCGACCCAGACGACGGCTTCAAACCGTGCGTCTCTCCATGTCGCCCTGTGCAAGCGGAAGACCGGGTAGAAGGCTGGGCCAATGACTGGACCTTCATTGTCGATGGTCCGGTTGAGGTGCTGCTTGAATCCCTGATCTACGACTGAACGAATGAGCATCTACGGCAAACGCTTCGCCCTTCCCGTACTGGCCATGTGCGCGGTCCGAATCGGCTACCTGATCGGAAATCCAGACGGCCGGGAAATCTGGTTCGCGCTGATTGTTGCCAGCATCGTGGCCGTGAGCTGGGCCATCTTCGATACCACCCACCGCTAACCCGAACGAATAGGCGATCTATGGACCCGAAACCAACCCCCGAAGAGGAGCAGCAAATGCTCGAAGCCGACCCGGATTTTGGCGTGTGCGACCGCTGCGGCGGCGACGGCATGATCGAATACAACGACGGGGACGGAAGCGATTGGGGCGAGGATTGCCCCAGCGAAATCAATCACCTCATCACCTGCCGGGCCTGCAACGGAACCGGCAAGCATCGCTGACATGATCACCTACGAAGGACACCAGTGCGCCGAGTTGTTGCGCGACAAGGAGCGCCTAGATGCGCTGCTTGAATTGAACATCGACGTGAGCCGGGCCGACGATGGCAAGTGGTTGCTGATTGATTTCCGGTCCCACCCGCCTCGCACAACGGAGTACGCGACAGCGCGAGACGCCATTGATTTTGCCCGCTTCAGATACGCAAAAACCTAATCGACGAAAGCCCGATGAAAACCCACGAGCAAAAGCTGTCGGAACTACGCGCTGCTTCGGCTGAATTGAAAGGCCGCAGAGAGACAGAGTTTGCGGCCATTGACGAAGCCATCGCGACCCATCGCGCCGTCGGGCCAATAGACCCCGACCACTTCCTGACGAACCCGATGGAGAACCACGAAGCCGAAATGCGCCGTGAGATCGACCGGCTGAAGCGCGAAAACGAGCAACTGAAAATCAAACTCAGCCGCATGTGTGGCGATGCCTGAACGAAAGATTATGGCACCGATACACCCCAACGCATTTGAAGCGCCGGAAAAACTGAGCACCGACGAGCTTGTTCTCGCGCTCAACCGGATGCCGCTGAGTCCAGTGAACTTTGGCTGCACCCCGATACAGGCGGCCGGACTGACGCGGGAGGCGGCTCGCCGGCTGCGTGCGGCCGATGCCGAGAACGCCAAGCTGCGCGAGGCCGGATTGAAACTCCTGAAAGCGTGTCCGCACGAGGCCGAAGGTGCGCAACGTGCGCTCGCTGCCCTCGAAATGAAACAAGCACTCGGAATCGAGTGAACGAAAGATTATGAGCAACACCCCACGCACCGATGCGGTATTTTGTAGTGTGGACGACCCGGTTAGACGGGCGTACGCGCTGCGCAAGCTTTGCGAGAAGATGGAGCACGAGCTTGCGCGATTGAAGCGGAAGAGAATGACGCGACGGCAGGTCATGGCCGTCCTTTCCCGCGTGTTCGATGAGGGTGATTATAAAGTCACCGTGCGGGCCTACAACTCAATCCTGACCGGGCTCGGCTACCGGCTGGGCAAATACTGAGGAGAACGAATCATGGACGCCCCAACCGACACAAGCATCCCGTCTGAAATGCCGTTCGCATGGCAATGTCCCGAATGCGCCGGCACTGGCACGATCCAAGTGCGGTTTCCGATAGCCCCCGACCATCTCGCCGAAATGGTGTGGGAGAAGCACCACGAGGTAGAGCGCCGACGGCACTGCATGTGTCCCGGCCACTACATGAAATTCTGGCCCATCAAAACCTGACAGAACGAAAGACGACCCATGCCAACCGGAGAAACTTACACCCGCAACCTCGGCCCGCTCGTGCGCGCTGAAATGGCCCGGCTTCGCGCCAAGGGCTGCACCAAGTCTGAAATCAACCTGTACGACCTCGCCTACAGTCGCGTGACGCGGCTGCGGCGGTGAACGAACACCATGCCAACCGACATCACAAAACTGCCGCTCGGCGGCCCCGCGTGGCTTCGTGCCATGGCTGACGACAAAGAGGAAATGGTTCACGCGCTCGGCTATTTCGACGCGGAGAGTGAGCGTGAGGAGAAGCGCGAAATCCTTGGGCTGCGTGACGCGGCTGACCGGCTCGACAAGACCGAGCTGCGATTGATCGCGGTCGAATCGTTGCTGGCCCGGCTCAACATCCGCGTTCACTCGGGCTACGACTTCAACGCCGACCCGGACGGCATATCTCTGGCCGTGGGCGAAATGCTCGAAACCGTAGAGCGGTGAACGAAAACAGCGTTTCCCCACAGCACTTTTACAATCTTCCGCCACATAGTCGCCATTTATGGACACACCACAGATTCCGCTCGTTCCAACGCACCGCAAAGTCAACCCTGCCTACGAGTCAATTATCCCGCTCGAATTGCACACCGACATGGGCGTGTACCGCGTGCGGATTTGGCGGACCGAGGACGAGCCGTTTGCAATGAGCGACCCGCAGGACTTCGCCCAAGTTGTGCAGAAGTTCAAAAACCCGCTGACAGCAAAGACCAAGGAAGAACTCGTGAAACAAATCGCGCTATCCATCGTCTCGGTCGGGCGCGTTGCAGCGGTTGAAATCCTGGTGGCCGAAACCCGGCGCGGGATTGTTTTTTACCCGGACTGGTCGTAGCAAACAGTGTTGCAGTATTTCCGGCATGGCGCTACACGTCGCCGCATGGAAAACGAAGACCAAGCCGAGCAGCCTGAAGGAATGACGCTGCGCCAGTGGTACGCTGGGCTGGCGTTGCAGGGATTGCTGGCAGACACTAAAGACCGCGAAGACGAGTGCATGGCCGACGAATCATGCTGCGAGGCTGTTGCGCGGCTGGCAGTCGAGCATGCAGACGAGCTGATTCGCAGGCTGGGAAAGTAAGCCCGTATCGTGGGCCAGACGGATGCAGACTTTAACGACCAATTGGCATCTCACAGTCGAGATCAGTATGGAACATCGAGATCGCTGCCCTGCGTCGCCGTCGCTGGAGCCACCCCAGCAGGCGCAGCCGGTTTCGCATCCTGCGCCGAGCCCAAGAACTGGAACTGCTCAAGCACGACCTTCATGCGGCTGCGCTTTTCCTTCGTGTTCTTGTCCTCCCACTGGTCGAGCTTCAGCCGGCCTTCCACGTAAAGCGGGCGACCCTTGACCATATACTTCGCAATCGTCTCGCCCTGCTTTCCCCACGCTTCCACGTCAATGTAAACCACCTCGGTCTGCTTTTCACCAGACTCGGACTTCCACTCGCGGTTCACGGCAAGCGCAAACTGGCAAATGGACGTGCCCTTCGGCGTAACGCGGATTTCAGGATCGCGCGTCAAATTCCCAATAATAAGTACCTTGTTTAGATTTGGCATAAATTTTACTTCGGCTCCTCCATCCCCAGCACGCGGCAAATGAGAATGTAGACCGGCATGCTTGGCCAGTAAAGCCCGCGCTCGATGTGCCCGATCATGCCAACGGTCACGCCAACGGCAGAGGCCAAGTCCTTGCGGTCAAACTCGCGCTCAAGTCGGCGCTTCTTAATCTCCGCGCCGATGCGCTTTTTCTCCTTCAGGAGTGGCTGTTGTTTTACCATGGCGCGAAGTTATTTCATTTTATTTGGTAGTCAAGCTAGTTTTGTTGTTGACTGCGGTGTACGGAGTGTAGGATGAATTTGGGCGTGCAAAACAGAACTCCCGCAATTCTAGCGGTGCTCGGAATTATTTGCGTGTCCGGCGCGACGGGACACTGGTACGGCAGGAAAGTAACTGCGCAGCGCGAGTTGCCCGTTCCGAAAGCTGGCCTTGGCGGCAGCGGAACTTTTCACTTTCCATCAAGTGCCACATGGAGCACGCCAACGCTTTCGGTCGAATGGAAAGCCGGACGCATCGTTTACGCCGGTTTTATCGAATCCAAGCCGTTTGAGCCCGGTGCGTATGTCGTCGATGAAAATGGCAATCGCGTTACCCACGCATTGGCCGGGTGGCACAACTACGGCGCAGACATCGAAACTGAAATCGGCCTGCGCTCTGACGGCGTGGTCGTGTGGCGCAAAGCGGAGGGCAAAACCCATGAGTGACGAGCTATTCCCTGAAGCCTCCGTCGCCAGTCTCTCGCCGCGTCTGAAGTGGCTTGAGCGACACGGACTCGTCACGCGCCGCCTTGAAAACGGGCGCTACGTCTGCCACTTGGACGACTCAAACGAAGGGCGCGGCGAATCCGAGGACGACGCCATTTCGGATTTCTGCGTGAAGCATAAGTTGAAACATTATACGGAGGGCACATGAACATCGAACAACAAGAGCACCGCATCTGTGAAATCATCCGTGCGGTGTGCGAGCGGAACGACGTGGGGGTGATGTTCAGCACGGAGCCGGCGTCGGCGGGCACTGGGATTTTGATGTGCGTGAGATACGATCTTGGCCGGGAGCGAAAGCGGGTGAATAAGCGCCGTGGATGGATGCTGGGACTATCAACCGGACTTACGTACGCGATGTTCGTCGTGGTCGTGAGCTATGGGGCGAACGCGTACAGCAGCGTCACACTCGCCCTCTGCGCCGCATGGTTTGGCTCGTCGCTTTTCGATGTCGTGCGCGGCGAATCTCCGCCACTGGTGTCACAACTGATCCTCGATTGCGACATCGCCATAGCCCTCGCGGTCGAAGGTCATTCGGTCGAGCAGTCTGGCGATACGACGCATGTTTATTTCGCACGGCCATGACCATCTTCGTCCAGTACGATTCCGACTGGGACCGCTACGACCTCATGTGCGCGGATGAGCGGATGCGGCCGATGCCGTGCGGACCGCGCCTGTTCCGTGCGCCGCCAATCCCCGACATTCGATTCTCTCACAGCGTCCTCGCCGAAGCCGAGACAGACGCATCCCGCTTGAGAACTTACCTAGCGCAACTCGCGCCCAAGAAGATCAGCAAAACTGAAATGAGGAGACAGCACGCATGAAATACCCAACGCCTACACACAAAAATAATCCCGCATCGAGCGGCATGAGCAAGCCAGTACAGGAAAGAGAAGTTCCGATAGCGAAGCGCACGTCCGAGATTCCCAACCAGATCGATGCAATCATGAAGGAGCTGGAGTACGCCAATAATTGTGTCTCTTCCCTTGAGGAAAGGCTTCAGTCCGTGCTGAGGCCGGAGGAATCTCGCCAATGCGACCCCTGTGAGACACCTCGCCCGTACAGCAACGGAATCCTTGGCGCGCTTGAGAAAGTGAACGCCGAAGTATCCATACTTCGAAGCCGCATCGCGGTCGTAAATGACCATATCATGCTTTAACATGAGATCATCCTGCCCCGCAATAATTGGACGCAACTGGTGGCCGCACATCCAGCCCGGCGGCTTCTCCGAAGCCTTCACCTCGCCCCGCATCGGAACCATGGGCCGCGAATCCGCCGTCCAGCGCCGCCGCGCACCATCCCCCGACAAGGAAATGCGCGAGGCGGCGAATCGGGTGCTGGAGGGGAGGGTGGAGTTGCCGCAAACATGAAAAACTCAATTCTAATTACAGCTACAGGCTGCGCACTTGTTTCACTCGTGGTGCTCCTGATTACCCCAGACATGCCATCGCCGTACCAAGACGGCATTTCAGCTCCGCCCGCTGGATGGCGCATTCTCAAATGCCACGACAGCGAAACGTACGTGTACGACATGCCGCTCCACCGGCACATGCGCTACGGCGATGTTCGCTTTCAAGACGACAGCCGCTACAGCACGAAGCAAGCGGCTATCAACGCGGCATGGTATCAGTGGGATTTTTCGCGGCATTTAAAGTACATGAAAAAACCGGCCGACGCCTGCAAGTGGGAGGTGGTGCTGTGAAAATCGACCCAGAGAAGGAGCGCGTGTGCTCAAAATGTGGAGAGGTTCGAGATATTCTCATGTTTGAGCCAATAAAATGCGGTCGCTACAGGAGAGGAAAATGCAGAAAATGCAGGACCAATGATCTTAAGTCTTTTATATCTACAGAAAAAGGGGCCGAATTGAAGAAGGTGTGGGACGCTAGGTGGTATTTGGCAAATACGGAAAAGCAAAAGGCATACGGTCTTAAGTGGAGAACAAACAATTCTGAAAAGGCAAAACTTACGGCTAAAAGATATCTTTTTCAGAAAAAGAAACGTGCGGTTGATTTCATGGGAGGAACCTGCGTTGGCTGTGGATACAATAAATGCATTGCTGCATTAGAGTTTCATCATAAAGACCCAAGCATAAAATCAGGAAATTCAACGCAATGGCTTAAATGGCCATGGGAAAAACAAGTCATTGAGCTATCTACATGCATATTAGTGTGCTCCAACTGTCACAGGGAAATTCATGCAGGAATGAGAAAAGATATCCATGTGCCACCAGCCCATAACACAATAAATGCGCGCACTAACAAGAAGCCGGCGCTGCTTCATAAAAGATTCAAGCCATGGGACTCCATCATTCACCTTGTTCCCTTACAGAAGGACTAGTAACTTTACTTTCAGACTTAGAATCCCATCGCCTGCACGTAATCCTGGTGCCTCTGAATCCGCGTCTGCGGAATTACAATGAGGGTGGTTGCAAGAGGTGCGTCGCCGATAAAAACCCACCTTGGTATTCAAAGCTCTGCTACGCGAACCCAAGCTCGCGCGGCACACGGCGCGGTGGACCAGATACTCGCGTGCGTCGTCAGAATATCCTCCGTATCCTTCGCCGCCTATCATCCGGCCTGCCGTCCAGATCGAAGTACGTGCCGGAGTTGATGCAGATTGCTAGGAGGGCGGCGTGAGAGTGCTTGTGGCTTGCGAGTTCAGCGGCACCGTTCGCTGGGCATTTCGTGCACTTGGTCATGATGCGTGGTCATGTGACATCCTTCCAGCAGAGGACGGCAGCGAGCACCACATCACAGGCGACGCGCTGACCATTCTCGACCACGGATGGGACCTGCTGATCGGCCCCACCCACCATGCACACATCTTTCGCTGTCTGGCGCTCGCTGGCTTACCGACCACTGGGTTCGGCGCAAGAAAGGCGACCGCTGGCATGATGGGTCTAAGAAGCGCGCGGCACGCGATGAAGCCGTCACATTCTTTCGCGCACTGTGGAATGCGCCCATTGAACGCATCTGCCTTGAGAACCCAATGTCGATGGCAAGCACGCTCGTCGCCCCTAAATCGCAGGTCATTCACCCGTGGCAGTTCGGACATGGTGAGCAAAAGACAACGTGGCTATGGCTAAAAAACCTTCCGCCGCTTCAGCCGACAAATATAGTCGCAGGCCGCGAACAGCGCATATGGAATATGGCTCCAGGCGAGAATCGCGCGCACGAGCGCAGTCGTACGTTCCAAGGAATTGCCGATGCGATGGCAGCGCAGTGGGGCGGACAGTCCATGCTCACCGTCTCCGCATAATTATGCTCCCCTACCTCCTAACCTACCTCGCCCTCTCCCTTCTCGCCACCGCCGCATTCTGCCGGCTGATGGCCGTGCTGCCGAAGGACGATTGATTATTTGCCGCCGCTGAGCTTATCGATCAGCGCCTCGATCTCGGCCTTACGGGCAAGTGCCGCCTGAAGCTCCTTGTCGTTGGCCGACTGCTTGCCCTCGCGAACCTTTTCTAGAATCGCAGCGGCCTTGGCGTCTTCGGGTGCGGCGTCGGCGAGCAGGCTTTCGATCTGATCGTGGGCGGAGAGCGCCACTGAAAGTTCATTATTTTTGGCATCAATCGTATCCAGTGCGGCGGCGTTCAGACCGGGAAACAGTGCGGCAAATGCAGTGCCGGTTAGCGGCATCGGTTTTCCGTCTCGGTCCTGACGAGAGATGCCGAGGATGCCCGTGCCCGCATCGTCCATCTGAATTACGATTCGATTGAGAATGGCCATTTTAGTTTGTCGTTAAAGTTACATTACGATCCACGCAGCAGAATCCCAGCGCACATCCGTAAAGACACCACCACCGCCCGTGACAGCCGACCCCTGAACGGGTGTAAGGGCGTCCGTCACTGTGAAGCCAGCGCCAGTGTAGCGCCCGGTCGCCGCTGTAGTTGGAAGCGTGCCCACTGTGACAACGGCGTTGCCGTTACCGCCCGTTGGCTTCAGGTTGCGTAGCGAAATGTCACCCTTAACCCCTGCCGTGCCCGTGTTCGCTTCGATTTCGGCGGGGCCGACGCGGGCGAGGCCGGTGTCTATGCTGCCTGCGATGACGCTCGTATTGTCGGACCACCGCAGCGACGCACCCGATGCCAGACGAAATTGAGACGATATAAAATTGAAAAAGGCATTGTTGGCTGAAGCCCAAGTAAATTGACCAGCAGCCGGCGAATACCACCCGTCAGTTGTGTTGCCCAATATCAAACCCACGTTTGTGACGATGCCCGCAGCAATCTTAACAGCCCCCGTCCCACTCGGCGTAAGCGTGATATTCTGATTCGTCCCGCCCGCCGCCATCGTCAGCCCAGCAGCCCCGCCCGTCAGCGTGCCGCCGCTCAACGTCGCAGCAGTGAACGTCGGGCTGTCGCCGGTGCCCACTCCCGCAGCCGTGGCAATGCCGGCAGCATTACTGGCCTGCATCATCGTATCAACCGCAGTGGAGACGACTAAATTGGCCATGGTGATGTCATGTTATTCGGGCCGCACGTAGACGGAAGCTCCATCAGGGCGAAAAAAAGAAGAGATACCATCCGGCCGAAAATATGTTGAATATAAATCCGTTCTTGGACGAGCAGGCACAAAAAGTCCGGTGGGCGATCCGCCCATTTTAACGCGCTTCTTTTCCGGTTCTACTTTTTCGTATGCTTTGCCGAATTCGCCCATCGAAGTATGTGCGGTTTTCCATAAATTAATTACGAAACTTGGTAAAGCTGATAATGGCCACGGCGTGAAGCGTCATTGCCCCCCCCAAATACCATGGTGGGGATTTTCTGATTTTGCTTGCAGAAGCGGAACATTTTTCAGACACCTGAACAGCGCCGACGTTTCCCCGTCCTTTCACTCCGCTTCCGACTCTTCACTTGGGGTCTCCAGACCTCACGCCGCGCATCCGAGACGAAAACTGCTTCACCAGCCACGGCTATGCCGTAGGTGGATGAAGGGGGAACTTTCTTTCGTGCTCGGGTGCGCGGCAACAATTTCAACATGAAACCGCCACCAGCAGGAATCGCCTTCCACATCGGAAGCAACGACCACGAGACAAGTACGCTCGCGCTGTGGTGCAACGCGTACAAGGTGCCGTACCGTCAGTTCCGAAAGGCCAAGGACGTTCCGGCCGGATGGATGCCATCGGGAACTGTCCCGTGGGTTGAGTCGGTGCTTGGCCGTACGGTTGTCCCCGACTACTTCCCTGGATTCCTAAATGGCTGGGTGAAGCGCACGACGTGGCACACGTCAAAATGGCCGCTAAGAAAGTGCTTCATCAAGCCCGCCGACCAGCACAAGCGGTTTACAGGCTTTGTCACGAGCGGCACCTACAAGGGCAAAAAGAAAGGCCCATTTGTCTGCTCGGAAGTCGTTAAATTCACCAACGAATGGCGCTACTACATTACAGCCGGCCAGATTGTGGCTGGCAAATGGTACTGGGGCGACGACGTGAACACGCCCGATGCTCCGGAACTCAGCATCCCATTCCCGGATACATTTTACGGCACGGCTGACTTCGGCACGTTCAGCGATGGGCAGCTTGCGCTTATCGAGTGCCACCCGGCTTTTGCGTGCGGCTGGTACGGGCCGTTATCCGAGTACGAAACCTACGCCAACTGGCTCGTGGCTGGATGGCAGAACCTCAGCAGCTCCTAACCCCATGCTTCCGCTTATCCTCCCCCACTGCCTCCGCCTCCGCGCCATCGTGGTCGTACGGTCCATATCGGAGTACGCCTTCCATACCGACAAACCCCGCTTGTTCTTCTGGTGCCGGTCGGTGCTGCGGAAGCTGGGAGGATGGGGACAATGAGCGACGATCCGCGCTACTCCCTTCTGCTCGGCAACTGCCTTGAGCGCATGAAGGAAATTCCAGACGGTTCCGTGGATATGGTGATGTGCGATTTACCTTACGGCACGACGCAGAACAAGTGGGATTCAGTGATACCGCTGGAGCCGCTTTGGGCGGCGTATCGGCGCGTGTGCAAGCCGAGCGCGGCGATTGTGCTGACGGCGGCGGACCCATTCTCGTCCGTATTGGTTAGCTCAAATATGGAGGCGTGGAGGCAGACGCTGGTATGGGAGAAGAATTGTGCGTCCAACTTTCTGAACGCCAAGAAACAGCACCTCCAGATTCATGAGAATGTGATTTTGTTCGCACAGGAGAAAGCGACGTACAATCCGCAAATGTCGGCCGGAAAGCCGTACAAGGTTAAGCGGTCTGGAAAGGATGACAGTGGCGATTGCTATGGCGCTATAAAGCAGCGCACAGACACAGAAAACAGTGGTGAGCGTTACCCGCAAAGCGTGCTGCGATTTCCGCGCGAGACCGGCCTCCACCCCACCCAAAAACCAGTCGCCCTAATGGAGTACCTGATCCGCACGTACACCAACGAGGGCGAGGTGGTCCTTGATAATACCATGGGCAGCGGAACGACCGGCGTTGCGTGCGTGAAGTCCAACCGACGCTTCATCGGCATAGAACGCGACCCGGAGTATTTCAAAATCGCGACTGAGCGCATCCAGTCCACGCAACCTGAAATGTTGGTCATCGACGACCTATGAGCATTACCCCCGCCGACCCCGCCAGTCCCGCCGACCCCCGCGCCGAGTACATGCGCGAGTACCTGAAGAAGTGGCGCGCCGAACACCCCGGCTACCATGCCGACTACAACCGCCGCTGGCGCTATCAGACGTACCGGCACAAGTCGCACCGGCCCGGCGACCGCTTCTTCATCGGCCCACTGACGCCAGCTCAACAAGCGCACCGCGACTCCTGCGTTGAACGCTACAGGCGCTACCGCTCATGACCGACGCGCTGACAGTGGACTGGGATGATGATGTATCCAAACCGATGATGCCGGCAGTGGAGTCGTTTGAGACGGCAATTCCGGTGAATGGTGTAAGAAAGCCGACCCCACCCCAAACCCCAGCCCCCCGCGCCGATGCGCCCTCTTCTTCAAATGCAGAGGAGCAGTTGATCGCCTGCTGCATGATGGATGGTCCTGCGGTTATTCCGTCTGTTCTCACGTCTGGCATCACATCCGCATCACTTTCCGACCCGAAACTCGCCTGCATTCTTGGCGTGGTCATCGACCTTCACCGTCGGGGCGAGCCAACGGACATCGGTGTAGTGGCCGAGGAACTTACCCGCGTCGGGAAACTGTTCTACGTCGGCGGAGTTCCGATGCTGACCCAGATTTCGCAGCGCATCCCTACAACGGCGCAGGCCAGCTACTTCATTCGGACAGTCAGAGACCTTGAGATCAGACGTGCACTGATGGCGGTGGCCAACGAAATCTCGGCGCGCGCACGGGATGCCACCGAGGAAATAAATTCCGTCATTTCGGAATCATCGTTCAAAATTTCCACGATTGGCAGGGACGTAACTTCACCGACCCGCTCCCTGACCGACTTTTCCGTTCCTCCGGACGGCGACCCATCCGTTCTACTTGGCGACCGCTACTTGAACCGAGGCGATGGTGCCGTGCTTTCATCCACCTCCGGCATGGGCAAGTCATCGCTATCGCTTCAGATGGCCGTCCTGTGGGCGCTGGGCCGTCCTGCATTTGGCATCCGACCGAACGGACCGCTGACATCCCTCATCATCCAGTCCGAGGACAGCGACGGCGACGTGGCTGAGGTATGGGAATCACTGCGCCACTGCCTCGCCCTCACCGACGAGGACATTTTGGCAGTCCAGAAGCGCCTACACATCGTCTCTGACCGCACCTCGCGCGGGCCGCGCCTCATCGCACGGCTGCGCTCCCTGATTCGTACCACCAAGCCCGACCTCGTGTGGCTCAATCCACTCCAGGCGTTCATCGACGGCGACGTGACCGACTCACAGGACCTCGGCAAATTCCTCCGCGAAGGACTGAACTCCCTGAACGAGCCGGCAACCTTCGGCTACTTCATCGTCCACCACACCACCAAACCATCAACCGGAAAAGACCGCAACGACCGCCAGTGGCACGAGGTGATGTACGACATGGCAGGAGGAGCGGAAATCATCAACTGGGCGCGGGCTATCATGTCACTACGGGCCACGCCAGAGAAGGGCGAGTTCACGCTTGAGCTAGCCAAACGCGGAACACGGGCGGGCATCGAGAAGCGCATTGAGGATGGGCTGAATACGCGCATTGAACTTCAGACCTCAATTCCGCTGAAGCACTCCCGCGAGACCATCCACGTCCCCGGCCGCAAACGGCCCATGCGTGCGATTTTCTGGGAGGAGCGCGAGGCTACTGCCCCCGAGGAGAAGCCCGAATCCAAGCGCGGCGGAGCCAACCGCAAGTACACCATCGACCAGTTCCGATCCTCGTTCCCGGCGCACGCCGCCACACCCCTGCGGCTGTCACCGATCTACCAAGCCGTCATTCAGAGCGTGCCAGTGGGAACGAACCGCGCCTTCTTTAACCTCGTGCAGCGATTCGTGGAGGATGGAGAGGTGGAGCGCGTCATCGACAAGAACGGCATCCACCTCTACCGACTGGCGTACTAGTCGTCTACGGTGACAGTGCCGGCCTCCTGCGCTACCGGCACCGCCCTCCGCGCAACTCGCCACGCCGTAGCCGCCGAGACGCCGCCGAGCATCTCGCCCAGCCGAGCGTAGTTTCCGCCACCTGTCTCCGCCAGCCACTTCCGGACAGCCTTCTCCCGGTCCACCCCAACCATCTTTGGCGACGGCCGGCCCAGCACTTTCCCCTTCGCCCGAGCCACTGCCAGCCCGGCCCGCGTCCGCTCCCTAATCAGGTCCCGCTCCAGTTCAGCCACCGCCGCCAGCACCGTGATCATGAACCTGGAAGCCGGGTTCGACTCGGACGTGTCGATATTCTGACCGGGCACAATGAGTGCCACGCGCCGGGCGTTGAACTCCGCAATCAGCTGGGCAAAATGGGCCAGCGAACGCGCCAGCCGGTCAATCTTCACAACCAGCACGGTATCAATCTCGCCCGAGCGAATCATCGCCATCAAACGGTCCAGTCCCTCTCGCGACGACTTCGATCCTGAGATGACATCAGAAATCTCGTGAGCGACGACAAGCCCGCGCTGGGCAGCAATCGCCCGGAGTTCCAGCAGTTGCGCCTCACACGACTGGTCCTGTGTGCTTACCCGGCAATAAATTGCGACTTTCTGTGGAGGCTTATTCATCGACCACGACCTCCCCATCGATGTTGAAGTCCATGCCGGTCCATAGACCACTTTCTTTCTCGTACACGATCTGGTCGGAATCGTATGCCTCCTGAAATATCCGCTCCAAGCATTCAGGCTGAGAAAGCAGCCACTTCACGACTTCGCTTTCGGCGAAACTGAACGGCTTGTATGGAAAAGAATGCCTTAATGGAGGCATCTTGGAGATACACCTTTTGAAACGACCTTTTTTCATACGCGGTTTTTGTGGTGTTTCTCTTACCAGCAGTCAAGCACCTTTCGTAACGGTTTAGTATTTTAATCATGTCATGTTGGTCACGTATGCTTCAATTTCAGTCATTGATGACCGCGTGACAAAATCGGTCACGAATGCTCGATTTTTCCCGGGGAGGGAAAATCGAATTCGCATGACCGAATTTGTCTGGTTCCGTGACATGACCAAACCTTCTTGAGGATGCGTGACCGAATTGGATGAGTGGGTAGTTTCTGGAAAATGCAAAAAAACACTACTGCAAAATTTTGTAATACACCCGTAATGTATTAGAACTTCGAGTGCCCCCGCCCCGGCCGATCCCCCCCCCCGGTGGGTGCCGTCTGGCGAGCTGACGGCGCTTTTCGGCCGGATTTGCGCCACGCCTTGCCGTTTTCGGCCTGTACTGCGGGTCAGTGGACGCACCAAGCCTAGATCGGCCCGTAAAAGCGGAATTTGACGCCTTCTAGGCGCGTTCTCCTATGGCACAGTAGGCGTTGCAAAGTGACCGGCACGCAATCGGGACAGGAAAGGGGGGGATTTGCAATGACTACCACGCTTTCCGCCCTGGCTTTCGTGCAATTTGCACGATTCTGCGCAGCTGGCGGACTGCGGGAAACGCGGGTGGTCCGCGAAACCATCTGCGACTCAGTCTCAATAACGCTTCTTGAGACTCAGTCTCAACTAGTGGCCGTCCGTCTCACACCTTGACCGCCTCAGCAATGCCCATTGCGCCGCGAATTTCGGCAATTAGAGCCTCTTTGCTGGTTTCCCCGTAGTTATTGACCTGAATGTTCACGGAAGCGCCCTTAAGGGCATTTCTGCCCGAAACAGCGGCATGCTTGTCCAGACTGATCGCCAGCGCCATGTTCAATTCGGCCGGCTTGTACAGGTCGGCGTCAAGTTTCTCCTGCATACGAGCTGCCACCTTGTCGGCGATTTCTTCTAGCTTGGTTGCGATGCGGGATTGGAAATCCTCGGCCGGCATGCCGAGCACGCGAGCGACAACGCGGCGATCCTTCTCGGTCACTGGGCCGAGGGTCGGCGAATTGCGGATGCCGGTCTCCCCTTTCTCAAGGACAGACGTTGCGATTGCTTCAATGGCCTTCTCTTGCTGGTGAATCAGCGTGCGCTTGTGCGGAAACTCAAGGCCTTTCGGGATGCCGGCTGTTTTGGCGTTGTTCTTGTTCGCCGCGAGACGCTGCGGGCTGCGGGCCGAGCGTTGGTCTGGCTGGCCTGACTTCGTGAGTTTGGGTGCCGGTACGGAAGCGGGGCCGTCATCATCCACCGTCAGCATTTCATCGGAGTGCATGGGCTGGAGTGTGCGCGGATGGTGCGAGGGAGTAAAGCGGGCCGTGCGTGCGGTAAGTAGAAAACAAAAACAAATTGTAAACGGTTGGTGTGGAAGTTGGATGGAAGTTGTAAGAAAGAAAATGCTAGTAATGCTAGTGGGATGTGGTAGGGTGTGGGCATGGAAACGAACAACACACAGCAGGAAGCGAAGCACGCGATTGCGTCGCAATTCACGGTTAGTTACCACAACGGCCTATGCTGTCCGCACGGGGCGGCCTATCTCAAAGCAAAGGTTTTCGCCGTTGTGCGCGTCTCCCACAGCACACGCTATGTGCTGGCTGACGGATCGACTCTCACGATTGCGCCCAAGACGCGTTATGCGACGTTCCCGCGCGCGGGAAGCCGGACGGACATTGTAAACGAAGCCATGATTGAATTGCGCGAGAAACATCCGCTCACGCGCAATCTCTGGGTGGCGTTTAACACTGCGCAGTAATTGGCCACGCAAAACCGTTTCAAATGAAAACCCGTAATTCAGTCCCTTCATCGGTCACGCTTCATGCCGTATCTTTGTGCGACGGTAAAAATATCACTCTCTACGTCGCGCCGTGCGAAACATTCGGCAGAGCGTTGGCGCGTGCTGGTTATGGCGCGAACCAAGTCGCAAGCATTTCCCTGCCTGACTGCAAGGATTGGAGCTATGAGCCGGACTATGCCGTAGCTAGTCGCTGACAGTTCTAACCGCAAAAACCAATCCCATGGAAACGAACACAGTCCGCCCCGTGAAATCCGATGCACGCTATACGATTCGCCGCGAGTTCTGCGGCCATGCCGATGCGCGCTTCGTTCTCCGCTTCTGCGGTGAGTTTGTGATGTCTTCGCCGCATTATTCAGCCGCGCTCATGCGAGCGGCCGGGGAGTCTGCGCGCCGACGCGGGGCGTTGGTCATTACTGCGCAACCCGCGTCAGCCTCCTAACACCCCAAACACCCCTAATCACATGGACACAAAAGCACAGACGGCGGGACTCACTCTGTTTTCGGTTTCAGCCGAGGACCTTGAACTGATAGACGCCGAAGTGTATCGGCGCGGACTTATCGTTTCCGCTAAGACAACGCGCAGTCGCGGATTCCGGTTCAATGGCAAGTTTTACGCCTACTATCACGACGCGGCCGACGGTGCGCGTAAGCTAATCATTGCCGAGCGCAATCGCGCCATGCGCCTAGCTGCTTCCGTATGACCCCTTCCTCGCTCTCGATGCTACTTGACCGGGAAAAACGATGCGCCTGTTGCCGTTGCACTAGATGGCTTCGGAGCATCCGCACAAGACGCCCGCCTAATCGCCGCCGCGCCCGGTATGACGCGCACGCCACCTTCCGCCGCTAACACCCCAAACACCCCAATCATATGGACACACAGGCACAGACGCTAGACGAAATGATCCACGGCGACATTATTGACGTTGAGACCATGCACCGCGATTTACTCGCGGAGCCCGGTGCAACAAAGGAATCGGCAAAGGCTGGCCGCGACGCTTACGCTAAATCAAAAGCCGAGGATTTGGAGTGGTTGGCCGACCAACTCGCGGAGCGCCGTGCTTATCAGTCGAGAGAGGACTATTTACGCATCCGCGTGCGCGCAATCCGCAAGGCTTATAGTATTGCTCGGTTTTAACGGTCGCCCCCGATGAAGGCCGAACATCTAAAGATTGAGCTGGTTTACCCCGCAGACAAGGGGGGCCAACAGGCGGGGCTGCCGAACCCGGCGGTTCGCGTCGAACACCTTCCAACCCGCACAGTTGCCGTTTGCGAGATGAGCAGGAGCCGAATCCGCAACAAGCGCATAGCAACGGAAATGATCGAGTGGGCGCTGTCTGAAATGGGCTGGACTGATTAACCCCTCCCTCAGCCCATTCCGTGCGAGTGGGCTGCGATGAGTAGTTAAACAAAGGACACATACATGAAAATCCACAAAGACTGCAAAGTTGAACTGACCGCATCTAAAGACGCGCATCGCCCGGCTATCAGTGAACCCTATCTGGACGTTAAGGACGGTGCCGGATTCCTCGTCTCCACTAACGGCAAGGCAATGGCCATTGTCCCGGTAGAAGTGACCGACAAGGACGCATCGGGATTCCTGTCCGGCGAGTGCCTGAAGGCTGGACGCAAGCTGACACGTCAGGACGTGGTGCTAGAAGCTAACGGCGTGGCAACGCTGACCAACGGTGCCACAATGCCACGCGAGGGCGTTGGCCGTAATGAGAAGTTCCCTAACTGGCGGCAGGTTGTGCCGGAACCGGACGGCTACAATTTCACCGTGGCCATTGACGCAAAGCTGCTTTGGGAGCTTGCGCAGGCCATGGGGACGCAAGGCGTCTTGCTTAATCTCCAGACGGCCGATGCGAACAAGCCCATCCTGGTCGGCCCGCATAAGTGCGGGACCTTTGGCGATGCGGTGGGCTTTGCCTGCGAAGGTGCTAAAGGCGTCCTCATGCCGGTTAGTCAGAAGGCCAAATAGATCGCCTCGTCAAATCGTGCTTCCCGCCGGGCGGCACTCTTTTGATTAGCGATAACACCACACAACATCACACCCAATGCACACACAAAACAAAAGCACAGCGGCAGGGCACACGAAGGGAGCAGAGCGGGCAGCACGCCGCATCTCCGCCTGCTTTCCAGGACCGAAACCGAGCGATGATTTGGTCGCCGAATTTGTTGAAACGATAAACGATGAAACCGGACACGCTGAGTTGCTGGATGCGTTGGAGGAGCTGTTGGCCGACAAGTACCTGGCCGACCCTATTAACGCAGACCGTATGGCACATGCCCGTGCCGCCGTCGCCCGCGCCAAGGGCCAGTAAACGGCGACCCATCGAGCCCATTCTGCGGGGTGGGCTCTATTTGGTTTCCTGAACGCAAACACATATGACCACCACAATATGCACAATGGCCGGCCTAGTCGCCGGTTTCGCTCTGGCTCGCTGGCTCTATCGCACACCTCCCAAGGCGGGGCAGTGGCCCAAGGCTATCACGTCGGACGGCGAAACGATGGATCAATGGGAGGATGCCATTTTTCACGAGCAGGTAATTTCCGTGAACGCTGGCCAACCGCCTGTGCCGACAAAAGCCGATAAATTCCGCGCCATCTGCCGCGAGATACGCGCCCGTCTTACCTGGAAAGAGTAAACAATAACAAGCGCGCCCGGCTTTGATGGGCGGAAAATAATATGAAATACACAAAAGCAATGCGGATTGGTCAGTTTTACGACACAATGAGCAAAATGGGTTTCAGCTATGCCGAGACGGAAACGCTGCGGCGGGCGCAAATGACGCTTTCCCGCTGGTCGGAAGCTGAGTGCAACGGTGAAATTGAGCGCAATGAAAAGACTGGCAAGCCCGAGCGCGTTTCGCAGGCGTGGCTCAATGGTCGAAATGATAAGCGCCATGCGTGGCCGTGTCCTGACCGCGAGACAGGCGCGCTGAAGCGTGCGCAAGCCGTGGTCGATGCTCGCAATGCACGCGAAGCTGAACCGCTGCGCATGTATCACCAGGGCGATCCGCGCGGTTGCTCGCTGTACCTTGTGCGCGCGTCTGACGTGCCGGCCGGCTCTGATATTGGCTCCTATTACTCGCGCGGGTTTGGCGTGTGCGTTTAACTGAATCCACCATGAATCACACAACCGTAACCGAATTGATCGAGGGGTACATAAACGGAAACCTCAGTTGGGCGAAGCGCGAGGCGAAACAGTTTGAGCAAGGGGAAATCTCCTTGGCCCTCATGGACGAGTTCGGCTACAGCGGACGCAAGGCCATGCTCACCGCTGCGCACATGAAGGGCGAGGATTGCTGGCAGGAGGCGTGCGACGCATCATGACCACCGGCCACCACAACACATCCCGCGCTATATCGGGTCCGCTAGTCGCAACGCTCTCCGCCCTGCTCTGCGCCACCCTCTGCGCCGCTCCCTTGCTTGAGATTCGAGGCGATTGCATGGCCCCAGCCATACCGGACGGCGCAGTGGTCACAGTTGACCGTTCGGTGCCATTCCTAGACCTAAAGGAAGGCGACGTGATCAAATTCCGCCAAGGTTGGACGCTGTACGCGCACCGGGTTGTTTCGGTCCGCACGTCGGCAGATGGTCGGCGCTACGTGGTCACGCGGGGTGACAATGAACGCGCAACGGAAGTCGTGACGGCGCAGCAGTATTTAGGCAGAATCATAATCAAATGACCACCGAACAACTATCACTCGCCATCGCCGTGCAACGCGCACGCGAAAGCGGTTACAACGCGCTGGCGGTTGCGCTGGCGGAAATGCTTAGACGGAGCCTGAAGAAATGACCATCCAAACCAACACCGACGACACGGTTGAACTTGAATACGTCGGCAAATGGGACGTGCGTGTGACATATCGCACACCCGACAACCAACCAGGGCGCGGCGATGGGCTGGCGCAGGCGATGGACGGCCGCTTCTGTCCCGGTCCGCGCGTCTGGTGGATGACACCTGCACGGGCGCAGAAGTGGCTCACGCTGTACCTTGCCGGCTGGAGCGCACGCAAGGTGCAGGCGCTTGGTCGCATCACATGGGTTCTAGACCGTCCGGGAGAGAAGCGCGTGACGATCACCGATGCCGTGCGACGTGAGACGCTGGCCGAGCAAACGCGGAAACTGGCCGAGAGCGTGCGGGCGTATGACCTTCTCGCAGAAAGTTGAAGAGGTTAGGCGCAAGAATCCGTCTTGGGATTACTCCCGCTGTTGCGCCGAGCTGGGCCGACGTGGGGCAGCGAAGCGGAAGGCGCGGAGTAATAGGACTCAACCTGGCATTTACTGGTGGAACAAAGAAACTGAAAATACTAGCTTGACGAGCACAGTGGAATCATAGAGGAATATTATATGAACAGAAAACTACGACAAGGCGTGTTCATGGAACTGCCGAAAACCACGCTGGCAGGCATCCGCAAGGAAATGCGCGCCACGGGTGCGAAAATGTGGGAAGTTGTCAACCGTCGGTGTGTCGGAGGGGCGGGCCGTAAGGCGCGTGGAGCGAAGTGAACACACCCGACACACCGACGCCGAGGACGACTGAGCAGGTATTTACCTATCCTATCATGGTTGAAATTAGCGATGGCGACTGGGAGGAGAGGCAGGGGCTAGCGTTTCCGGCCGACTTCGCCCGCCAACTCGAACGCGAGCTGACCGCCGCGAAGGAGGAAGTGCAGTTGTTGCAGACGCTTTTGAAGCAACGCGATTCCGAGAACGCCGAAACACTGGCCGAGGCGGTAAAGATCGAGGATGAGCGAAACCTCCTGCGCACCGAATCCCAAGAGCAAGCCCGACTCCTCGGCATGAGCGGCGAACGCGAGGCCGACCTGCGCGGCGAGATTGAGCGGTTGCGGCGACGGGTGGAGGCGGCGGATGGGCAGATGCGGAATATCAGCACGCTCGTTCATCTCGGCCGCACCGATTACATTGATTGGGCCAAGCTGACCGCCAGTTCGCCCGACTATGAGCCGGGTTATAAGCCGGATTATCCAGACTGGCTGATCAAAATAGATCAGGCGATTCAAGCCTACCGCGCAACGGAGGGGAAGAAGTGAGTGCGACTACTAAGCAGTTGAAGTGCTTTGCAAAGACGCTGGCCTCGTGGCTGTGGCGGCAGGTCTTGGAGTGTGCCGTACTGGTGCTCGGAGTGGCCGTCATTGGACTGCTGCTGTTTTCACTGCTGTGGGTGGTGGGCTTTATTTCAAGACTAGCCACGGACGCACCCGCCGATCTGCCCACTATCGGGCTAGGTTTCCTTACATGCGTTTCCGCCCTCTTGGTGGCCCTCTTTGTCATAGCCGCAATTTCTACATACCGTTTTGTCCGCAAGGTTTGGCGCATGTGCGAGCGTAATAACTAACCCCATGACCACACCACCCGTACCGCAGTGGGCCGTTGATGCCAAGGACGCGAAAATCTTACTCACCTGTGATGGTGCTGGAAAAGCGGCCAAGGCTGAAGCCCTCGCCCGCATCATCGCCGCCCACGCGCCAAAGGAGACGGAGGATGGTGCGCGGTTGGATTGGTTGGAGCAGGAAACGAGGGGCGGAGACGTGTCGCTTGGTCACTACCCGTTTGCCGCGCCAAACAAGGACAAGAAGTGGGCACTTGTTCGCGGCTACTGCGAGAACTACGAAAACACCATCCGCGCCGCAATCGACGCGGCTAGAAAGAAGGATTTATGAGCACGAAACCCAAGAAACCCAAGGCGCGCAGGATGTGGGCTAATCCCCATTTTGTCTCCATACCCAAAGGTGACATAGTTTGCTTTAACAACAAGTTGGTGTGCGTAACGCACCCCGTCGCCGTCATCGACGTGTCGGATGAGGCGGCGTTGATTGAGGTGGTGGCCGCGGCGATTTGCGGGCGCACTTTCTCAAAGAGCTACACCAAATGGAAGTCGCTACCCGGTGTTGCTCAGCAGGGTTGGCGCAATATAGCCGCAGAAGCCCTCACCGCCCTTGGCGTCCTGCCGAAACGGAGGAAGTCATGAAGCACTGGAAGGCTGAACAATCGCAGGAAATGCAATCGCCGGGTATCAACCTGATTGATGAAGACCTAAACAGGACCGTCAGCATTACGTTGGCAGAATGCGGCCTTATCGACATCCGCGAAGGATGCGACGGATTTTTCTACAAACGCTGCACCAAGGCCGAGGCAATCGCCGCGCTTCAGGAGGCTATTGCATGGATTGCGGCATTGCCCAAACAGGAGCAACCATGACCCGCCGCTTCGGAATCTACGCCAAGGTCACGCCGAAGCAGCCGAGGTTGGTGCTGACGATTGGACAGCGTGCTTTCTATGCAAACAACAGCGACGATCTCCGGTACGCATTCGGCGCGGTCCGCTGCGTTGTGTCCCGCATGCCTTTCCCAAAACGTGATCGCCCCACTCAACGGCCCCACCTGCAATCACAGTCCCGTCCCGTGGTGGCCCGACTGGTACGCAACCGCAACCGAGGAGCGGCGTCTGGCATGGCACAATGAGATTCGTGCTCGCTAGCATCTTCGCCGTCGTAGTCCTCTGCGCCGGCTTTGCCGCCTACTTCGCCGCCTACGGCCTCTACCACATTGTCCGCATGGTCGGACGCATGATTTGATTTTCACTCCCAACACACAAAATATATGTCTGAACAACTAGCCGTTACCACGCCTCGCCCGCTCATCAAAGCCAGCGACGAACTCAGCTCTTTCCTCGGGATGGAGCGGTCTGCCATGATCGACACGATCAAGGCTCAATGCTTCAAGGGTAAGCGCCCTGAAGAAGTCACCGATGCGCAGCTCGCCACGTACATCAGCGTAGCCAACGCGCTGAAGCTGAATCCGCTGCTTCCTGGTCAAATGTATCCGTACCCGGACCGTAATGGCTCCGTGACTGTGATGATCGGGCCGGATGGCGTGTTCACGCTCCTCTCGAATCACCCCGATGTGGTTGCGCAGAAGGATGGCGGTCCGGCGTTCTGGACCGAGTACCACGCCGCGCCCGAGCAGGTGAATGACACTTGCACCGGATACATCAACCACCGGACCAAGGGGCTCCTCAAGAAAACCATCTGGGTCAACGAGTGGATCGTTTCGTCAAATCCGAACTGGGCAACGCGCCGTCACCACATGGCCGAAATCCGCGCCTTGAAGCAGGTGGGTCGCATGGTGATTCACGGACTCCCGATGGATTCCGACGAGCACAAGCTGGGCGAGATGGTCAACGTCACGGATACGGTTACGGAGCAGGCTACTGCGCCCGCCGAACCCCAAGTCCAGCGTGCCGCCGCCCCTGCGCGTGCCAAGAAGGGTGCGGCTACGGTGCCGGACACGAAGCCTGCCGCCATCGAGGCTGAAATCGTGCCGGACGCTCCGAAGGTTGAGCCGGCGAAGGTTGAGCCGAAGGTGGTCGAGCCCGTGAAGCCTGCTCCGGTTGCCGAGACGCCCGCCGCCGAACCCGCTCCCACCAACACCCCTACCGCCCGCGCCTTCCTGAAAGACGGCGAGGCCGTGCAGGTCAAATGCACGGTGAAGGAGGTCACGACGCTCATGGTCAATTTTAAGGGCACGCCGACGCCATCGGTCAGCCTCACGCTAGGCGGCGAATACATCGGGCCGGCGCTCCACATCGGCGGCGCTTCCGGCGCCCCCGACAAGCTCACGCCGAACGTTCCGTGGGCTCCCGGCGCAACCGTGCTGGTTTCACTGCGCGGCAAGGCCAATCCCGCCAGCGGTGGCAAGGTGCTGGTGCGCGTTGACGAAGTGAAGGCCATCGAGGCGTCTCCGGCGAACCCGGCGATGGACGTGGAGTGAGTGATAGCACCGAGAAGAAGGCGGATAATCCGCACTGCGCCGACATGACCCTGCGCGACTGGTTCGCGGGGCATGTCGTGGCTGGCCTGTACGCCTGTCCCTGCACGGCAGGACCAATCTCTCAGTTCTGCAAAGAAGCCTATCAAATAGCCGACGCCATGCTCGCCGCACGGGAGGCATCCAAATGAGCGACGCCATATCCCAATCGATCACCCTCACGCCGACGCTTCCCCCAGCCCCGCTGGTCCTATGCAGTCCAGGGTTTCTGAACACGCTGAGTCAGGTCGAGCGCGAGGTGGCGCACATCGCCATCACGGATAGCCAGTCTGCGCAGGCGGCAGCGAACATCCTCCAGCGGCTCACCTCGGCCGGCAGTCAGCTTGAGAAGGTCCGCACCGACCTGAAGGCTCCGTACCTCGCCATAGGCCGGCAGATCGACGACGCGGCCCGAGCCCCCTCGAAGCGTATCGAAGACGCCAAGGCGCTCATCAAGCGCAAGCGGACGGACTTTGATACTGCGGAACGGGAGCGGGTAGCGGCGGAGGAAGCGGCGCGCCGAGCGGAAATCGCCCGCCTCGAAAAGCAGGCCAAGGCCGAGCAGGCAGAGCGCGACCGAAAGGCGAAGGAACTGGCCGACGCTGCGGCTGCGGTTCAGGCGGACATGCTCGTGATAGACGACGACCCGCCCGGCACCATCGAGTACGGACCGCAGAAGACCGAGACGGAGCTGGCGCTGGAGCGGGTTAAGGTTACGGCACCGGCTCCAGTGGTAAAGGTGATTGGCGAACGGTGGTCGGTGAAGCTGCGCATCAAAGACGTGGACGTTGCGAAGTTGCCGGAGCCGTTCGTCATCCGCACCGCCGACATGACCAAGCTGCGCCAGCTCTACACGGTCGGCTGGAAAGAAAACGACGCCATTCCGGAAGTTCCCGGCGTGACGTTTGAAATCGACAAACAACCTATGTCTAGCGGAAGGGCGGTGTTTTGATATGAACTTCGAGAAACGGATCGGTAAAATTAGCGAAATCTCAGTTGGTCTAGGCGGCTACCAAGGCGTCATGCTCGGACTCTCGGTGAAGCTGGAAAGCACAAAGGGCTCGTGGTGCGTGAATGATTTCAAGGGCTTCTGGGGTCCTGACATTGAGCGCACCGAGAGCACGAAGTGGACCGAATCTGACCGCCTCAACGGCTACTCGGATACTATGGCGCTTATCGGCAAGCTGCTGAAGGAAGCGGGAAAGACCACGGTCGCTGAATTGCGCGGCACTCCCGTGGAGGTTGAGTTCAACGGCAACATGCTCAGTTCGTGGCGGATTCTGACGGAGGCGATATGATCTTCTGCCGCGACTGCAAACACTGCGACCTTGGAAAGAAGTCAACGCCTCCTCCGGGGTGGCCGAATGGGCGTGCACTGCACTGGTGGTGCGAGTTGCCTCCAATCGAGTACGATCCTGTTTCTGGAAACATTGTCTCACCAACGCTTCAGCAGTGTCATGTGCGGCGCGCTGTAGGCGGCGCATGCGGGCCTGATGCGAAGCTGTTTGAGGCACGCACCACATCATGACCCTGTTGATCCGGAGTTCATCAATGGACCGCGCCCTATCATGCCCTGCCAGCATCGGCCTAGAGTTGCTGGTGGACCCGCGCAACGGAGATGAGGGGCACGAGGGCACCTGGGTACATCATCAAATAGCCGACCGCCTCATCCGCCTGCACGGTGCGATTCCGCCAGAGGGTGGACTGCCGCCTGCCAACGTCCCGCCCACGTACAAGCCGAATCCGTTTACCGCATGGCTCGTGGACTGGGCCGTGCGCCACGTCCTAGAAACCATCCCTGCGGACTGGTCCATCATGGTCGAAGTGGAGATGGAACACGCCTACGGTCGCTGGACGAACAAGGGCCACGCCGACATCGTGGCATTCAGCCCAAACGGAAGGCAGGCGAAGGGCATCGACTGGAAGACAGGCCGCGACCCCGTGGACCCGGCTGACGAGAATGAACAGGTGCTCTCCTACGAAACGCTCATCAAGCATGAGTGGCCGAGCGTGGAGGAGGTGGAGTTTGAAATATGTCAGCCGCTCGTCTCGGAAGACGATGGATTTCAGCGGGTGTCCACGTCGGTGCTGGCGGGCTCTCGGCTCAGCAACGCAGCGCCGTCGCTGGATGCTCGCATGGGCGTATCGCTGGATAATCCGCGCTCATTGAACTCAGGCCGCAAGCAGTGCAACTGGTGCCCTGTAGCGAGGCAGTGCCCCGCCGTAATCGCAGAACGTGAACTTATGAAAATGACCCTGACCGACGAACATATTTCCGCCATCAAGCGCCAGCCGGACGATACCACGCTGGCTGATTGGCTCGTGGCCGGGAAGGTTATCGACCGTCCGCTGAAGGATGCGAAGGAATACGCCAAGGAGCGTATCAAGGCCATGGGGGCGATTGTTGCCAGTGATGGGACTCAGGTGACGCAGAAGGTGCAGAAGGGCGCGTACGAAGTCACCGACCCTGCTGGGCTCTGGGCCACGCTGCACGAGCTGCTGCCGGAGGATAAGCTGGCAATGGCGGCGGATTGGTCGATGACGAGGATTCGCGACGGGATTGCGGAGCATATGAATATCCCGAAGACCGGAAAGGCTGCTATCACCAGTGAAACAGTATTCGATGCCAAGGTGCGCTCGCATGTCACCCAAGGCGAGCGAGTCGTAATGCAATTCCTATGACAACTATTTACAAATACCCAATCATCGCGAAACACGAAACCGAATTTGGATCGTCTGTTTATGCGCACTTGGTCCCCGAGAGCCGTAAATTTATTAAAGCAGGACTGGACTCAAATGGAACTCCTTGCGTGTGGGCACTAATCGACCCCAAGACGCCGCTCATCATGACCAAGTTTATCTTGGTGGGAACCGGACAGCCAATGGATGATTCCTTCTTTGGGCGCACCCACGTTGGCACGTTTGTCCAATCCCCATTTGTCTGGCATATTTTTGTATGAACCCAAACTACACCGTCCCACTGGAACGCCCAAAGCGCACAAGCCGTCTCAAGCAGCTTTCTAAAAATAACCGCCGCATGAAGAAATACTATGCGGAGGCGCGACGCAGGGAAGTGCCGGTGGTCAACTGAACGAAATGCGCAGCTATTAAGCGAAACTTAAGAACTGAACGAAAGACGACCCTCATGACG